CCCGATCCTCGGCGGGTGGGTCTTCGCGGAGGAGGCGCCGGTTTCCTGCACCACGGCTCACGCCAAGAACCCGCCGACGAGTGCCGTGCTCTGCCAAAATGCTTGGACCACGGCGTCCCCATCATCTGTGCTCCGCCCGATCCGCCTGCGGATGTCGTCCTTGCTCTCCAGCACGATCTTCCCCCCGCTGCTCATCCTCCAATGCGGCGCCGTCAGGTCGCCCATCAGCATGTCATCGGGCGGCAGCGCGATGCTATGCCCCTGCGCGGGATCGAGTAGTTCCCGCAGGCTCCACCAGGCAGCTGATCGCAGGTTGGCGAACTGCAGCGTCTGGCTCACGTCCTGCCAGTCCGTGTGCTCGCCGGCGTTGAATGACTGGACGTTGGCTCCCTGCTCCCGCATCCGGTCGACCACGCCGGCGCCAATCCCGATCACGTCCACGATCGCATACGCCTCAGTCCCAGCGATTGCTGAGACGGCCTCGCCAGTCGTCTGCATCGTGTCCTGCCGCGGGAATCGCCGAAGGTCTTGGATCGCGTCGCCGTGGCGCATGGCAAGCACTGTCCGGTCCTCGCCGCCCCGAGCGACGTCCACGCCTACGCAGGTCAGCTCGCCCCAGTCGTCGGTGTCGTTCAGCACTTCCCATCGCTCGTTGGCCGCCACCACCCACGCCAGGGGGATGATGCCGTCCTCTTCTGAGGAGGCGAACTGGCCCAGCACCCGGTTCTGGTAGACGGCACTGCCCTCACCCCATTGGGCCCTGCGCTGATCTGCCCATTCGGGAAGGACGCGGCCGGCGGCGATGCACTCCTCGAGCGTCACATGCCGCACCCACCAGTCCTCCAGCCCCGGCTTACGCGCGTGGATCTCATAGAAGCGCCCCTGCGGCTCGCCCGGCGTGGAGATCGCCAGCGCGTAGCAGTCCCCCGATGCCAGCGCACCCTCCGCTGCGTCCCACGTGTCCGGCGGTATCGCCTTCGCCTCGTCGAAGACGTAGAGAAGCCGGTCAGCGTGGGCGCCCTCGATCAGGTCAGGCTTGTCAGAAGCCGCGCAGAAGGCCTGACCGTGCTGAAGGGTGAGCATGAGTTGCAGCAACTCCGTCCGCTCGTCGAATGGCCCACGCCCCAGCTTGTCCCACCGCAGGCGCCGCGACCACTTGTGGATCTCCGGGGCCAGGTAGTGCGAGAGTTGCCGCCAGGCGCTCGCGGTGATCACAGCCTTCCAGTCGCCTGTGCCCGATGCGTCGCGGGTCAGCGCGAACCAGAGCACGATCCAGGCGGCCAGCGCGGTCTTCCCGCTGCCATGGGGGGAGCGTACCGCGACCCGCCGACGTTCCACGATCTCCCGCAGAATCTCGCGCTGATATAGCGTCGGCCCCTCGCCCTCGCCCCACTCGAAGCACTCCAGCACGAAGCGGTCTGGACTGTTCCGGTAGCATGCGAAGGATGCCTCGGATGCCTGGGCCCTGAACTCGCGGGCGAGCACCCCCAGCAGGCTACGCGGCGCTGGCTCTGTCGATCTCGTCAAGGCGGGCAGCGAACTCATCCCAGCGTTCCTTGGGCACGTAGTCTCGCATCAGCTCCGCGATCTGGCGCAGCGCCCCCTGGAGGTCCGCGCCGTTGTACACGAACTCGGTCAGCTCATGCTTCTGCGGCGGCGGCCCATCGTGATAATCGAAGATCAACTTCGCCAGGGCGGCATTGCCCTTGGCCGCGTTTACCACGATGGACTCGATGAGCACGTCGTAGAACTCCTTCTCGCCGCCCTTTCCATCTTTTGCCTTCTTGCGCAGCGCCTCGATCAGCAGATTCCGCAGGCTCTTGCTCCCCCGAGGCCGTCCCCCGGGGTTGCCGGACTGGCCGGGCATGAACCCCTTGCCGGTAATGCCCCCCAGGTTGCTCCTCGGTTGTTCCTGAACCTCATCGGTCATGTCAGCACTCGCTCTCCACTCCACGCGCCGCGGCCGCCTCGGAGAAGCTCTGCCCCGTCGCCTCCAGGACCGCGTCCTTACCGGTCAGGGTCTGCCAGCGAAGAACGGACACGTCCACGTAGGCCGGACTCAACTCGACCCCGAAGGCGCGACACCCGAGTTGCTCGGCCGCGATCACCGCCGGGCCGCTGCCCAGGAACAGGTCCAGCACGATCCCGCCGGGGGCGAGGTGGTTGCGGATCGGGATGCGCCAGAGTTCCGTGGGTTTTGTGGTTGGATGCTTATGCTCGCTCTGCCGGGCTATCTGCCACACCGTTGACTGGTTGCGCTCACCCAGGAAGGTATGGCGCTCTCGCCAGCCGTACAGGCATGGTTCGTGCTGCCAGTGGTAATCGGAGCGGCTGAACTGGAAGCTCTCCTTCGTCCAGACGATCTCCTGGTGGACTTCCACCCCCACCGAGGCCAGGGCGGCCAGGAAGGCCGGACGGGTGATGCTGGCGTGCCAGACATACCAGGCCGCATCTTCAGTGGTATGAACGGCGGCCGCGCGGAAGGCGGCCGTCAGGAACGCCTCCAGCGCTGGTGCATCCAGATCGTCGTTGGCGATCGGATCGTAGACCCTGCCCCCGCTGTGCTCTCGCCGGTGAGCGTTGCCATCATAGGCGACACCGTACGGCGGGTCGGTCGCAAGAAGCCCGGCCTTCTCTCCTGCCATCAGTCTCTCGACTGCGGCCGGATCGGTGGAGTCTCCGCACATGATGCGGTGCTGTGGCATCGGGACGGCCTCGAACCGCTTGCCACAGTGCGCGCACTCGCATTCAACCATTTCGCTCATCGCACACCTCCGCGAAGGCCTGGCCGGTGGCCGCCAAGGTCGGCTGCCTTCCAGTGAGGCTCGTCCAGCGCAGCAGCGCGACATCCGCATAGGCCGGCGAGATGTCCATGCCCAGACACCTCCGGCCCACCTGCTCAGCCGCGACCAGGGTCGTGCCGCTGCCCAGGAACGGCTCCAGGATTGCGGCGCCATCGCCGGCATAGTTGCTCAGGAGGTCGGCCCACATCCGCACGGGCTTGGGACAGGGATGGCCGCCGGTACCCTTGTGGGTGCCGGCCGGGAAGTCGAAGACATCGTTGGGCCGAGCGCGGGGCCAGTGCTCCCCGAAGAACAGGATCGGCTCCCAGCACCAGAAGCGAGACACCTTGCCATTGGTCATGGCATTGGTCTTGACCCAGGGGGCCAGGTGGTAGGGATCGAAGAGCCGCAGCCACAGGGGGAGGTTGTTGCAGCCGGGAGTCACGATCTGGCGCTCGGTGAGAGAACGCGCCGCGTCGAACCAGCGCTGCGTGAACTCCCGATAGGCCTCTGCGCTTTTGTTGTCGTCGGTCTCCTCGTCATATTCCATGCCGACGTTGTAGGGAGGATCGGTTGCCAGCAATCCACAGGCCTCGCCGGAGGTCAGCGCCACGAGATCCGCGTCACTGGTGGCATCGCCGCACAGGACGCGATGCTTGACCCGTAGCTCCGCTTCGAACCGATGCCCGCAGTGCTGACAGACGCATTCAGACATCGGTCAGCCTCCCACAACGAGGACACTGCACGACCCGGCCCAGCAGCCAGAGATCGCCCGGCCGCGTTACCGGCTGAGCAGGTGGCTCCGGGGCCTCCACCTCCTCCAGCTCCTCCTCGGGCTCGAACTGGCTCATCAGGTCGGCCATGGCAGCGTCGGTATAGCCGGTGATCTCCATGCTCGCGCCCAAGACCTCGAGCATCCCGGAGTCCAGTTGCTGGAGCAGCTCCTTGAGGGTGGGGTTGTCCATCTCCGACAGTTCGCTGAGACGGTTATCAGCGATGAGGTCCGCCCATTCCTCCGCCTCGGTGGCATAGTCCTGGCGGTCCACGGGCACGAGGTCAACACCCAGCAGCTTCGCCGCCGCCAGCCGGCCGTGTCCGCGCACGATGAAGCCGGAACGGTTCGAGACCGTGATGGGCGCCCGCCACCCCTGGTGCTTGATGATCTTGGCGAGGAGGCGGATCTGCTCGTCCGAATGGCGGTTGGGATTGCGCGGGTTGGGGACGAGCACATCGACATCGGCGATCTCATCATGCGCACAATGCACTGGGATGCCGGAGGCATGGATGACTTCCACTTCTCTGGTGAGCTCGGTCGCTGCGCGTCCTGGCAACTGGTCCATTCCTTCCCTCCTCGGCCAAAACAGACAAGCCAGCCCCTGGGCTCAGGCTCGGGGTCATGACTCCCTACCTCAGCTCAGACGCCGGCTCACGTGCGCCGCCGCTTCCCCTTTTGCCCGACGGGCCAGGGGCCTGATTCTGTCACTGGTATTCTACCACGAAGAACGGACGATTGCTACTATGTGCAAGAGAACGAAGAGACCTACGCGCGACTGTTCGATGGACATCGCCATGTCCAGTTTATCCCATCGCCGATGGGGTCCTGTTGGATGAAGCGGCTAAGCTCGGGCCAATAGAACCGGGCACCCAAC